AATTCGCTTGGAAAGGCGACGCATGAACTCATGTATGCGCTAGCTGGCGTAAGAAAAATGAATAACTTGCCTCTTACCCCGTATGAAAGAAATGGCTGCTTAGAGCCCGTAGATCACATTCAAAAGGCCATTGTTGATGGTGCCCGGACCATGGGTATTAACCTGGGTGGAAACTGGGGTAATGAAATCGATTTAAGCAAATATAAGGACTAGGGGAATATGGGTACTAAAGGCAAATATGAGGTTACTGGTAATGGTGTGGCAGGTGTGAAGCTGTCTTGCCTCCTTAAGTCTTACAAATTCTGGCAAGCTTGTAATGATGCAAAGCTTGCAGTAGATAATTGTAAAAAGAGGGGTAAGGGTTAATGGGTAACTTCATTTGTGGCGCGTCTGTTGGCTTCGCTCTAGCTATGTGGATTGCTGCTAGGGCAGTTAGCTAATATGGGTGGCTATGAGCGGTATCAAGCCCCAGATAAGGATGGCCGCTGCCCTCATGGCATCTATTTGAGCAATGCCACCTGTGCCAAGTGCTACCATAATAAGAAGCGTCGCCAGAAGGCTAGCAAGAGCATTCGGGAGTACGCTAATAATCTTGGATGGTAATGGAGTCAGTAATGAGCACGCAAATAGCACTGATCTTATCAGCGGTAATACTGGCTATTGCCATTATAGTGTCGCCAATAATTTTGCATTCTTACAAGTTTAATCAGTGCATGAGGTCTATGCCAATGCATGATTACTGTGTGAAGCATACTTAAGGGAATAGAGGGCATTAAGCGTTCAATCCAGCCATGCCGCCCAGCGCCTAAGCCCGCGCACCTTATAGACAGTTTTATCCCCAGATTTTGTGGATTGTTTTGTCTTATGAAATGATCAATGTCTTATGGAATCGGCAAAACGTCTTATATAGGCCGTTATTTGCCATGCCCCCTAAAATCCGTCATATTTCCCACACTGAACGTAAATACGCTTATACGTAAGGGCATTCGAGATGCATAGTTAAATTTTTTGGCCGACCTAGAGTCGGTTTTTTCTTGCCCGTTATTTAAGATTCCAATTCAAACCGCTCTCGCAGCGGTTTTTTAATGCCTGCTGTTTACCTAGCCGAGTTAATCGACATGCCAGCAAAATCTCTCACATTTTGGCAAGAGCCTGATCTGTACATCGCCATGGCGGTATTCAGTTTGGCTTTGTTTGCCAAGCAATTGATAGGCGGTGACCCACTTGACCCAAAGCGGTTGGGCGGGGAGCTGATTCTGTCGTGCTTGGGTGCGGCGGTGTTCCATGCCCTGGGGTTGCTGCAGGGAATGTCCGGTCCGGAATATTGGTTGATGATCTTCATGTCGGCCCTGGGTGGCGTGCGCAGCGCCGAGTGGTTGGTGAAAATAGTAATTGCTTTAAAGAAGGTGTCTTTATGATCAATGCTCAAGTTTTTCGCGAGACCATCATTCGCCCAGTGTTAAAAGCCAGTGGCACCTATAGCGCCGCCGCCGAAGAGTTAATGATGGGCACAGTGGCCCACGAAAGCGACATGGGCACCTATAGCGTGCAACAGGGTATCTCTGCCGATCGTGCCGCGCAGGGCTTCTTCCAGGTGGAACGCTTCACCGAGGCGGATATCTGGGACACCTATTTAAACCGCAAAACAAAATTTAAAGCCTATGCCATGGAGCTCATCAAGCTTTGCCCAGGCGCCAAAGTATTGCTGCGTGAGAATCCTTTATATGCCTGCTTTATTGCACGCATGAAGTACTGGCGTTCACCGGCGGCCCTGCCTGCTGCCGATGATATTCAGGGTTTAGCTGAGTATTGGTTCGATCACTATAACGGCTCACCAGATGACGAACGTGAACAAAAGGTTGCGGAATTCATCCGTGATTACAAATTGTTTGTTAAGGGAGAGTAACGTGAAAAAACTATTTTTTGTCCTGGCGTTTGCCATGGTGACAGCATGCAACCCGGCCCTGGCCACAGGCATGCAGCACACAGATTTTAATCCTGGTATTCAGGTCAGTGACCAAATGCCAGAGATTACTCTACTGGACCTAAACAGCACGGCCAAGGGCTTTGCCGGTGTGGCCGAGCTGCGTGAGAAGGTGGAGAAGTTTGAAAACTTTGTCGATGACTCGCCCATCGCAGGCTGGATACTGGGCAAGATAACCGCCTTTTTTAGCAGCAATCCCACAGCGGGCATTGTGTTGGCGATACTGGCGGCCTTACAGGTGCTGCTCAATCCCATCGCTAATTGGACTAAGAACCCCAAATACAATATCGCCGCCATACTGCTGAATAAGTTGGTGCAGCTGCTTACCTTTGGCAGCGCTAAGAATCAGCCGGATGTGCTCACCTCGCTTGAGATGGTGACTAACCGGCCCAGTAAGTGGCCTGAGCTGATTAAAGAAAAGAGTGAAAACCATTATCTGTTTGGATAAGTCTCACAGCGGTTGAAGCGTTGCTTTAACCAAACCTAAGTCGATGCCTAGCATCACTAACCCTGCTGGTCGCAGTCCTCCCCCGTGCGGCGACCGGCATTTCCTTTGTGGTTTTATATGAAACCAACGATCGCATTAGATTTTGATGGAGTGATCCATCTCAATCAATCCTTTATCAGTTCAACGATTATCATCGAAGAGCCAGTGCCCGGTGCGGCCAGTGCCATCGAACAGTTGAGCCGACAATATAAGGTGGTGGTATTTTCCTGCAGGGCAAATACACCGGGTGGTATTGAAGCCATCGAAGATTGGTTGACCGTCCACGGTATAGAGGTGGACGATGTGGTGGACTACAAACCCCACGCAACCGTATATATAGATGATCGTGCCATCCAGTTCTCTGGTGATTGGCAGGATACATTGGAGCAGGTAGAGGGCTTCGAGCCTTGGCAGTCCAAGCCGACCTGGCATCGCCGATACAAGCACAGATTCAAGAGTAATCGATGAACATCTCAAATGATAATGACTCTCACCTAGCGACCCCCACCCCCTGGGTTGGGTCCTCCTGCGCCATCTGAGCGTCGAGGGTCAGCTGGGCGCGCCATCTTGGTGCATTTTTATTAAAAAAAATTTAGCGGTTCCGTTTCCGCTTTTGCGTATATGCGGAAATCTATTGTAAAAAGTTGAATATTCATGGCGACACAAAAGGAAGTTGCTGAACACCTGGATATTAGCGAACGCCAAGTCCGGAATCTGACCAAAGACCGTGTGTTGCCTAGCTCTAAAGGCAAGGGCGGTTTAAACACCGATGAATGCCGAAAGGCTTATATAAATTATTTGCGTGGCGTAAAAACTGGCCAGGTAAAAAAATCTGGTGATGATGACGAAGCGGAAGTGGGTGACGTAATCGGCGGCATTAACGTGCCGTTTCAAGAAGCCCGAAAAAAAGAATTAGACGCAGATACCCGTGAATTTAAGCTAAATGTTTTAAAGAAAGACTATGCCCCCATCGCTATTTTAGGCGATGTGGTTGCGCAACTGGCCACGCAAATTGTCGCCAGCTTGAACACTCTACCCATGAAATTAAAGTTGGCCGATCCCGCGCTCAAAGGGCGCAGCATCGATGCCGCGAAAAAAGAAGTGGCCTTACTTTGCAATGAGTTAGCAGACTTTGACATCGATCTCTCCGATTACAATCCAATCGATCAAGAAATCGATCAAGATGGGGTTGCAGGCTCTTAGAATCACCAAGCCCATGACGGCGGTGGAATGGGCCGATAAATACTTCTATTTATCGCCAGAGTCGTCTTACCAGGAAGGGCCCTGGACCACCCAGCCAGTTCAGATCGTGCCATTAAATTTAATGGGCAATGACGATGTGCAAGAGGTCGATTTAAGAAAGTCGGCCCGTATCGGTTACACCAAGATGTTGTTGGCTGCGAGCGGGTACCTGGTAGAACATAAACGCCGCAATGTTGGCATCTGGCGCGAAGATGATGACAAGGCCGCCAAATTTACCACCCTGGAATTAGACAACGCCATACGCGATTGCAAGCCATGGGCGGCAATTCTTCCAGACCTGGGCAAGAAAACCGAAAAAAATAATTCTGATTTTAAGCAGTTTACTGGTGCAACCCTGCATATCAGGGGTGGCCATGCTGCCGGTGGTTACCGCGAATTATCCAAAGACGTAGTGATCGCAGATGAAATTGATGCCTTTGTACAGAATGTACAGGGTAAATCATCGAAGGAAGGCAACCCCATCCTGCTGATGTTCAAGCGTCTGGTGGGTTCGTTTTTCCCAAAAAAGATATTAGGCACCACCCCCACGGTATCTGGCAGCAGCCACATAGAAAAGCGTGAGGCCATGGCCGATTGTCGGCTGGAATGTTACATCCCTTGCCCGCACTGCAACGAGCTTCAAACCATGAAGTTTGGCAACGGCAAAGAGCCGTATGGCTTGCGTTGGGATAAAGGCGATGCTGAGTCGGTTTACTATCAGTGTGAGCACTGCAACGACAAATTTTATTATGAAGATTACCTGGATAATGCCGCCCAGTGTGTGTGGCAAGACTTAGCCGCCGATGTAAAAACCACTGATGGCATCTATTTTTATTCGGTTAAAACCGGTTTAGAAATTAAAACCCCTCGGCATATTTGCGTGATTATTTGGGCCGCATATTCGCCCACCAGTCACTGGTCCACCATTGTTTATGAGTTCTTTGAAGCCAAGGCCGATAAAGAATCTTTGCAGGTGTTCACCAACACCACATTGGGCCAGTACTGGAAAACCGGAAAAACCGAAAAGCTTGATGCCACCGCATTGTGGAATCGCCGCTCTTATTATCCTAAAGATGAAAACGGCCTGCAGGTACTGCCTGAAGGTGCGCTGTATTTAACGGCTGGAGTAGATACCCAGGACAATCGTTTCGCTTATGAAATCGTGGCTTGGGGTGTTGGTAAAAAAAGCTGGAGTGTTGAGTACCGTGAATTATTGGGTGCGCCAGATGACCCAGTGATTCAGCAAAAATTATTAACGCTGCTTAGTCGCAGCTTTAAACGTGAAGACGGCGCGCTGCTGCCCATAGGGGCGCTCTTTCACGATGTGGCCGGTTCATTTTATGACGATATGCTGGCCATGTCGGCCCGTATAGATCCCAACTGGTGGGTGGCCTGTAAAGGTGATTACCAGGTTGGGTCCAGTTACATAAAGCTGTCAGGCTCGCAAAAAGCCAAAGAAGCCGGTTGTCATCTGTTCATGCTGGGTACCACCTCGGTGGGTGACTTAGTGGCTCGGCAAGTAAACCGAATTGACCCGGTGCCCATGTGTCATTGGCCGTTTTCAGATGATGAAGAAACCAATTTCAGCGGTCACGACCTGCGTTATTTCCAGATGTTCACCGCTGAAGAAAAGATTAGAAAATGGGTTAAAGGCCGCGAGATTGGTTTGTGGGAATGCCCACCCAATGTGCGAAACGAGGCATGGGATTGCCGCCGTTATGCCACCGGCGCGTTGATCTATTCAGAGATATATAACGGTCTGGATTTACAAGCCGGCATATTGCCAGCGCCCCCACAAGCGCCACCACCTGCTGCTAAAAAGGCAGACGAATCTGATTATTGGAATAAAAACTAATGGCCAACCAAGCACAATTAGACGCCATTAACGCGGCAATAGCATCCGGTGTGACCGAAGTAGCCTATGACGGCGTGGTCAGCAAGTATCGAAACCTCGCCGAGATGCGTGATATTCGTGATGAGTTGAAAGCCGAATTAGGTGCGCCCGTGGTAGAGCGTCAGCACTATGCGCCGACATTTGATAAAGGGTACCGCTAATGAATATTCTTGAAAGTTTCATTAGTGCCATTAGCCCAAAACTGGGTTTAAGTCGTGCCCTTAATCTACAGTCGTTGTCATCGTTAAAGAAGATGCAAAACGCCAGTAATCACTATGACGCCACCGGCAACGGTCGCCGTGGTTTTAAGGTAAACGGCGATGGCAGTGCCATGGCGGTGACCAGTGCCAGCTTGGTAGTCGCTCGAAAAAATGCCAGTGACTTGGAACGCAATAACCCTATTTATGAAGCGGCCATCGATGCCAAGGTGCACCACACCATAGGCGAAGGCATCCGCCCCCAGCTGCGTACTAAAGACAAAAGCAAACGCCAAAAGAAACGCATCACCGATGCCCAGGGCCGTATTGATGCCTGGGTGAACAGTGCAAACGCCGATGTGTATGGCGTACATAACTTGTTTGGTACCCAGTTTTTAGCTTGGAGAACCACTTGTGTGCGGGGCGAGGTATTAATTGTTCGCCAGCGCACGCTTGAGCCTGAAAGTGGCATTAATTTGCAGCTTAAAATGTTGGAAGGGGATTATCTTGATCACAACAAAACCAGCATTAACCCAGACAATGACAACAGTATTATTAACGGCGTTGAGTTTGATGACAGCGATCGCCCTGTGGCTTATTGGTTATTTGATCAACATCCTGGTAATGCGGGCTTCTTTAAAAAGTTTACGCTTAAATCCAAGCGTCATGATGCCGCAAATATTATTCACCTGTTTGATTGTAAACGCCCTGGTCAGTTTCGTGGCCTACCGGTGGGTTTGTCCACCTTTAGCAAAATTAAAAATCTGGATGACTTTCAGGATGCGCGCCTTGCGCTGATGAAAATCGCCGCCTGCATGGTGGGCTCGGTTACGCAAATGGGAGGGCTTGGCACTAAATCGGTGGACGGCGACCCAATACCGGCCCGCATGACTCCAGGTATGTTACTGCGCTTAAACCAAAACGAAAAACTCGAATTTAACCAGCCGCCCAATGTATCTGGGCAGGATAGTTTTGTTAGTCAGGAACTGCACTCCATTGCCGCCGTGTTTGGTATTACTTATGAGGCATTAACCGGCGATTACAGTCAGGTGAATTTCACCTCGGGCCGCATGGGCTGGCTGGGCATGCACCGTAAAAATTCAAACGATCGATCACGCATCATTATCCCGCAGATGCTCAATAAGGTTTGGGGCTGGCTGCAGGAAGCGTTGGACCTGGAAGGCGTGCCCATGCGCAACATGAGCTGCCAGTGGATACCACCGCGCCGCGAAATGTTTGACCCAGCCAAAGAGATTCCACCATTAATTAAAGCGGTACGCGCCGGTTTGAAACCCATGCAGCGTGCCTTGATCGAGCAGGGCGATAACCCAGAGTTAATTCTTGAACAGTACAAGCAGTGGAATGACTGGTTGGACGAATGCGAATTGACTTTAGACACCGACCCGCGCCGAGTATCTGGTGCTGGTAACAATAACCCAGTACCGGAAAACGAAGATGATGAAAAAGAGTCTGTTAACAGCGGCGATGATGACAGCGCTACTAAGCAATAGCGCCAACAGCGCGGTTATGTCGGCCACCTCCCCCATGGACGTGGGTAAAGGTGCTACTAACTACATCAACTCCAACGGCGAGCTCATGCTGTATGGGGTAATTGGTGACTGGTGGGAAGGCAACGATGCGTTAAGCGTTGTGCAGCAATTAGAACACGCCAATCCTAGCGGTGACTTGCATGTGCGAATCTATAGCGAAGGCGGCAACATATTAGAAGGCCTTGCCATCTATAATGCATTAAAGCTGAGCTCGCGCCGGGTGGTGGTGACTATTGACGGCATGGCGTTATCCATTGCCACGGTGATCGCCTTGGCCGGTGACGAAATCCGCATGCCGCGCAATGCATTCCAGTTTTTCCATATGGCTCAGAATGAAGTGCGTGGCAATGCCGAGGATTTAAAATCAGCGGCTGATACGTTGGACATGTTTAGTTCGCAAGCGGCCTCGATTTATTCTGAGCATTCAAACTTAAGCAATGAAGAATCTCTGGCACTAATGGCCAATAACACTTGGCTGAATGCAGAGCAGTGTCTTGATCATGGACTCATTCATACCATTTTAGATCCAGTGGAAGCCGTTAATCACCACATGGAATTTGGCGAAAAAGAATTACCCCAGGGCGTTTTTGCCCTAATGCAATTACCCATAACCGCCGCGCCTGCGGCATCAACCGAAGAACCCCTAGAGGAAATACCCGTGAAGACAGCACAAATGTCAGCAGGCCAGCATTCGGCCACCCCAGCAGCTACTCCAGCCGCAGGTGACAACCTAGTAGCCGATCCAGCCGCCGAAGCCGCCATGCACGAAGCCGGCATCACCGCCGAGCGTGGTCGCCAAACCGAACTGCGTACCCTGGCAACGATGCACAAAGTTGATGGCGCCGTGATGGAAGCCTGGATTAAAGATGGCATCACCATCGAAGCGGCCCGCACCGCCACGCTCAAGTTAAACGAGCAGACGGATAAAGATAATATTCCTGCAGGCCGTGCCGCCGTTGTCACCAACGATGGCCGATCGCAAATGTCTGCCGATGTGCAGGCTGCAATCTTGCACCGCTGTGCCCCAGGTGCAAACGCCATTGAAGGCAACAACGAATTTGCGCACATGAGTTTGATCGATGTGTCGCGTCAAATTCTCATGCATAACAGTGTGTCCACTGCAGGCATGTCACCGCATCAAATTGCGGCGGCGGTATTACATTCCACGTCTGACCTGCCCAACATCTTTGCCGATGTGGCCAACAATGAATTGGCTCGCGGCTATCAAGCTCGCCAGCGTTCATTCACCCAGATCGCCTCGCGCCGTAACATGCGCAACTTCAATACCCAGAACATTACTCGCATGAGTGATGCCCCTGGACTACTTGATAAAGGCCAAAATGGTGAATACCAACTGGGCCACTTAAAGGACAGCAAAGAGACCATCACTTTGCAAACCAAGGGCCGCATCATTCGCATCTCTCGCGAGATGATCATCAACGATGATATGGATGCCTTCAGCCGCCTACCCATGATGATGGGTGCTCAGGGCGCCTTAAACGAAAACCGCATGGTTTATGGTTTGTTAACTGATAATAAAAAGATGGGTGAAGACGATGTGGCTTTGTTCCACGCCAGTCACAACAACCTAATCACCGGCGCTGCCTCGTTTGATGTGGCCCTGCTTAGCCAAATGCGAAAGTTGCTGCGTTTGCAGAAGTCCTTCGCGGCCAAAGGCGAAACCGGTTATGCACTCAACACCCCGCTGGGCACTGTGGTGGTACCGGCAGCGCTTGAAACCGATGCGCAGAAGATTGTGGCCAGCATCGTGGCAGCATCTGCCGGCAACGTGAATCCGTTCACGGGCTTAAACATCATTGCCGAAGCCGAGCTGGATAGTGCTTCGTCTGTGGCCAGTTACGGTATCGGTGATCCTAACCTGGTAGACGGTTTGATTTACGGTTACTTGGAAGGCGAAGAGGGTGTCTACATTGATTCCCAGGTCGACTTCAAGTCGGATGGACTTGATCTTAAAGTTCGCCATGACTTCGCGGCCAGTGTTGCTGATTACCGTGGTTTGGTTAAACACGCAGGCGCTTAACAGCGCAAGCCTAACCCGTTAAATAAAACCTCCACCACGGAGGTTTTTTTATGTCCCAAATTTATGCCTTATTCTTTTTGGAGAAAAAAATGGCTACAAATAAAATTCAAGCCGGCAAGATCATTGCCGTACTCGCAGCCGGTGCCGTTGTTTCTGGCGAGTTGAAAGAAGTAGGCAAGTTGGTGGGTGTTGCCCTTAACTCTGCCGAAACTGGTGAAACCTACCAGCTCGATACCGAAGGCGTTTATGAAGTGCCTAAGACATCCTCTGTTGTGTTTACCGTGGGCGATGTGGCTTATGGCAAAGGCGATGGCGGCGTGAATGCCACCAATACCAACCCTATGGTTGGTCACGTTGTGGAAGATGCCGGCAACGGTGCCGCCACCGTTAAAGTTCGCCTGCAGTCTGGCGCGTAAGCGGTGAACCCCCATGCCGAATTGGCAGCCAATACAGTTCTGGCCCTTCAGGGCCAGGGTTGTGTTGTTTCGCCCAAAGACGGTAGCGAATCAAGCATCGATCGCTGTATCGCAAAACCGTCACTGGACCAACCAGCCGGCGGCAAGATTAAAGCCGATCAATTCGATATCTCAATTCATCACAGCCAAGAATTAAATAATGGTGACCAGGTTGATTTGCTGGATGCCGATGGCGCGGTTGAAATTTCCATCGTGATCAGTGTACAGGTGGCTCTATTGGGTGCCCTGCGCATATATGTCGGCCAGATATTATGAGTTTTACCGGCACTGCCAAACAGCTTGAACAGCAGCTGGATAATGTATTCAAGCAGCTTGATAGTAAAGGCGTACGCCATGCCCAGGCCAAGGCATTAACCGCCACCGCCCGTGAAGTGAAACCCATCGCGCTGCGTAAATCTGCCGCAAAATTATCAATTTCTCAAAAGCTTTTGCGCCCCCGTATCAAGGTACGTGGCGCAAAAGTTAAAAACATGACCGCTCGTATCTGGGGTGGTTTGGCACCGATATCGTTAATTAAATTAAAAGCTAAAGAGGTGCCTGGAGGCGTGGCCGCGGGTAAATATTTATTACCAGGTGCATTCATTGCCACCGCCACAAACAACCCCAAACAAAAGCGTAAGGGCCGTAAAACCCCAAGCAAACACCTGGTGGGTAATGCCCAGGTATTCTTGCGTGAAGGTAAAGAGGCCTACCCGTTAAAAGCCCAAGGGGTGAATGTTGAGCGGGTATTGGAACCCCAAACCAAGCTGGCCACCCATCGCGCCATGCGCAACAACATGCGCATTAACCTGCTGCGTGAATACAAACAAAAAGTACTCAAGAATTTAGGTAAATAACATGGCCACCCGTACCGAAATACGCGATGCGGTCGCGTTACTGATTAAGCCGATTTTTACCAAGACCTATGCCTACCGTGAGGAAGGCGTAAAAGTAAAAGATTTGCCCTGCGCCTTTGTGACCATCGAGGCCGGTGATAGCGAAGAAGACTTCGACAAGGGCGCGATCACAGATGGTGCCTTGACTATCGAGTTGGTTTACCGCGGTACCGACAACCGTGAAGCGGCCCTGGACCTGCTGGCCAAAAAGATCAATGACGAATTTGATCTCGATGAAACCTTGAATAATTTGGTTGAGGGCATCAAGCGAGCCGGTTTTGCGTATGACCCACAACCCGAATCCCTAATAACCACCTTGGCATTATCTTATGCCGTCACTTATGAAGACGAGGATTAAACCATGTCAAAGTTAGGCCACCAGATTGGCGTTTCTTTATACGATGAAGCCAGTGCTGAACCAGACAAGTTCGAGAAAATTGGGCGCCTAGTAGCGTTTAATGGCTTGAAACTCACCGCCGAGGTGGTGGATTCCACCCAATATGCCGATGATGCATTTGACTGGAGCGAATTTGAATACGCCATGAAGGATGCCGGTGAAGTCACCCTGGGCATTCGTTACTTTGCGGGCAATGTACAAGCCGATGCCCTGGAAACCGCGCTTATGGATAGCACGCAAGAGCAGATTAAAATCTTGTTTCCTGTTGCCTACAACAAGCGTTTTATCCTGGATGTGTTGGTGACCAGCGTGGAATACGCCACCGAAAAAGGCGGCATTAAAGAGCGTACTTTTACTCTTAAAATCACCGGCAAGCCTGATATCGGTGTCGTTACATGATCGCTGCCTTCTTAGGCGCTTTGGTTAGGGTGGCAGTGCATGCCATTCCTACCTTGTTGGGCTTTGGTACTCTAATGGGTACCGATCGCTTAATGAAATACGCCAGCCATGAGCGGGTGGGCCCGTGGGTCATTACCGGTATGAATGCCTTGCAGCGTACCCACTTGATCGATGTGGCCAATGAGATTCTTAAACAAGATGCCTCGCCCGAGCGCTCATTCCAATTCATGCACAACCAGATGCAGATCATTGCCACCTGTGCCCGAAGTCCCCTGGGTTATATTTTGTTTGACCCTGGCAACCCTAAGCACCTGGATAAATTATCGCGCTACCCGGAAGAGCTGCTGCAAAACGCATTTATTGCAGCCTGTAGGCTGTCTGGGCTGGAGTATCTAACCCCGTCAACAGATGCCAAACCTGAAAAGCCACCAGAGCTTAATTTGGTCACCGCCGAAACGGAAGAAGATGACGGCCTGGACTGGCCCGAAGATAACGAGAAAGTCAGCCCAAACCCCTAACCGGCCAGAGCGCGCGATTATTTGCCCTGCGCCTGGGAACCAAGCTTGGCAAGGTCAACATCGACAAGATGCTGGCCAGCCTAACCGGTTTGCAAATGTTGGAGTGGGAATATTATTACCAGGTAGAGCCTTTTGGCGCCGAAGTTGAAGAGCTTCGCTTTGGTAATATTTGTGCAGTTCTGGCCAATATCAATCGAGATTCAAAAACCAAACCGTTCACCCCCGCCGACTTTTTTGTCACGTATTTTAAAGCCAAGTCAGAGTCTCAATCTGTTGATGAACTGATGAGCGCAATCGAAGGAGTTTTCAGTGGCAGCTAGTGTTTATGATTTTACGATGCGCCTTAAGGGTCAAAACAGCAGTTATGATCAGGCCATTAAAAAGTCAGCGGCCAACAACAAGCACTTTAGTAATTCGGCCTTGGGTGTCAGCAAGGGATTAACGGCCATTAATGGGCCGTTAAACGGTGTCACCGGTCGTTTTACTGCATTAAGCAGCTTGGCTACCGGCACCGCTGGCAAGATCGCCTTAGTGGGTGCTGCGTTCGCCGCCTCTGGTTTGGCGGTGGCATCGAGCGTGAAAGAATTTGCCGATTATGAGGTCCACCAGTTAAAGACTCAGGCCCTGCTAAAAGCAACCGGATATGCGGCAGGTTTAAGTGCGCAAGAATTAGCTAAAAACGCCGATGCAGTGGCATTGGCCACCCTGGCCTCGGTGAGTGAAATACAGGAAGCGCAGGGCGTACTGCTTACATTTAAAGAAGTGCAGCGTGAAACCTTTCTCGAAGCAATATCCTTGTCACAAGATATGGCGGCGGTATTGGGCGGAACAGCCAAGGCGGCTGCTTTGCAGCTTGGTAAGGCATTGGAAAATCCAACTGCCGGACTTACAAAGTTAAGTAAGAGCGGGATAACATTTACCGAATCTGAAAAAGCCATGGTGAAACAAATGGATGCCACCGGCCAACGTGCCGAGGCCCAGCGTTTCATCTTAGAGAAACTAGCCGATCAATTGGGTGGCTCAGGGTCAGCTCAAGCCGGTGGGTTAACAGGCAGCATCGACACGCTTGGCCAGCGTTGGGATGAACTAGAGCGCAAGTGGGCGGCATCAAGCGGTTCAGTGGGCACAGTGAAAGGCTGGATTGATGGTCTGGCCGCCTCGTTTAAAGATTTGGCCGATATTATCGAGCCAACCGTGGACAGCCTTGCCGCCAAGATTGAAGAGCTTGAAAACACCGTAGTGGTTGGTCGCAATAAGAAATCGGTTAAAGCAGGTATAGCCGGTCGCCTCGCGGCATTGCGCCAAGAGCTTTTATTGGCCAAGGCCCAAGAGGGTGACATGGACGCGCTTAATCAGATGATTGAGCGTACCCGGGACAATATTGAGTCGTTAGAAAATTCAGCCAGCAAGCCAAAAACAGGCCGCCGCCGTGGTCAAGCGGGCCGTAAGAAAGCCGCTGGCGATCCTGAGTTGGCGGCACAAAAGCAGCAGCTCACCGATTTAATTGCACTGCAGGTTGAATTTAACCGCACTAAAAAACCGGCCCAGGGTGATGAGGGCGGTGAAAAAACCATAAGCGCCGCCGAAGAGTCTAAGGCCCAGGCTGGACTGGCTGCCTACATGCGCGCCATGGCCACCAAGCAAGAGCTTGAGGCTATTAATGCCGAGACTAGGCAAGAACAGCTCGATATGGCGCATGAGGCTGAGCTGTTAAATGAAGATCGCTGGAATGAGTTAACCCAGAACAATTGGCAGGCTCATCACCAAAAACTCACCGATATTCAGGATAAAGAATCCAAAAAGCGCGCTGGCAATGAGGCCAAGGCTCAAAAGGCTGCTTACAGTGCCATTGCCACTTCAACCGACCAGTTTTTGGTTGCACTGGAAGGGGCAGGCAAAAAGAAAAGCGCGCTGTATAAAACGATGTTTTTGGCACAAAAAGCGGCCACCATTCCCGGCATGATCGCCAGTACCGAAGAAGCGGCCACCAAGACATTGGCCATGGACCCAAGCGGCACTATGTCGATGATCGTAAAGGGTATGGGTTACGCCTCCATTGGTGTTGTGGCTGGCCAAACCATCGCAGGTGTGGCCCACGGCGGCATGGGTTATATCCCCGAAGAGTCCACATATCTACTGCAAAAAGGCGAGGGTGTTTTATCGCCTAAGCAAAACGCCGAAGTGCAAAAAATGGCATCGGAATTTAATGCCGGTAAATCATCTGCCGCGCCGGTCAGTGTGTACGTGATTGAAGACGCCAGCCGTGCCGGCCAAGTACAGGAAGGCACCGGCCCAGATGGCGAGCGCATGATCGAAGCCTTTGTGGCCAATATCCGACAGGGTGGCGAGGCGGCTGATGTACTGGAGCAAACCTATCCGCAATTACAGAGAAGGGGCCAATGATAGATTTTACCCGTTACCCAAACCCCAAGCTGCCGTTGCCGTTACTCAAAAGCCACCGCCTAAAGCGCAACTCGATGCTGCTGGAAACCAAGCAGGATTCTGGTTATACGCGCAAACGGCGGCGCTTTAAAAACCCACCGGCTGATATGCCCATGACGCTTTTATTGTCCGGTGATCAGTTTGAGATATTCGAGGGCTGGTACCACCACATTATTCACAGTGGCCAGGATTGGTTTGTGATGCCGATTAAAGTGGGCAAGGTGTTGGTTGATCATGAGTGCCAGTTTAAAGGCGATTACAGCACCCAGACCATTAGCCAAAGCCTTTGGAAAATCACCGCAAAACTGAAAATTAAAAACCTGAGAGTGATTTCAGAAGAAGACACTATCGCCAAAATTCACGATATAGATTCACCAACACAAAGTGTGCAAGCCGCGCTTGATGTTGCCGTGTCTGATTATTTAACCCCGGATTAACAGGAAAAAAAATGGCATCACTTAGCGAGTTGTTAATTGAGATACAGGCCTTAATTGGCAAGGTAGAGGATATTGCTTTTGGTGATGATACTAAGTCTGTTACCCATAATGGCGTAACCCGATCCAGCCTTAAAAAGGAATTGCTTGATAGCTTTTCTCAGTTGCAGGCCATGGTGCAGGGGCGTCAAGCGTTTGCAACCAAGGCGTTAATGGATGCCAGTGGCGCGCCCACGGCAGATGCTAATGGCAATTTCCCCTTGTCCGAAGTTTGGAGTGATAGCACAAACAACGGCCTCTATGGCTGGAATGGCAGTGCGTGGCTGTTGTCGGACTATGACACCATTAGCTCGCTAAATGAGATCGTTAAAACCGGTGATAGCTCGGTTTTAAACACCATGAACCAGCGCACGCAAAGCAGCGCGGTTAAGCGCATGCCGCTCACCGAAAATAACAGCAAGGTCCTGTGGGCAGTTACGGCAGGCGATAAGATGCTGGGCTATTTTGATGATGACGGCGCTTGGCATTCAGATCACACCCACCCGGCCCATAGTCATGACGCATTGCCCATTAACATTCCAGCCAGCGAGTTGGATATTTTATGGGGTTTGGCGGTGGGTGGTAAATTGCTGGGCTATTTTGACGGGGCTGGGGTTTGGCACTCCGATCATTCTCATGCTGAATTTACAACATTTGAAAACGGCCTCAATCAACACGCTTCAGATATTGAACGCATCGATGCGGCGCTAACGAATGTTAGTGGCAATCAAGGGGGCTGGCTGGCGCGTGAGGTGCCGGTTGCCGCCGAGCAGCATGTGTTTGTGCATGATGGTTTGCAATATCGCCAGCTCACGCCGGTTGGTTCTAACTGGCATGCACCGGTGGTGCATCATGCCAGTGTGGTGCGGTGTCTGTCTGATTACACCACCGGCACTTTGGAGCCCCATACCATTATCGGCACGGGTGAAATAGTACCGGAAGACAGCGTATTGCAGCAGCAGCTGGTGACAGGCCAGTCCCTGTCTCTTGGTTCCCGTGGTTATGTATTAAACCCGGATGGCGAGTATGAATTTAAAGCCCCGGACGGCATCGGCGATTTATTCACGCCGGTCTGCCCGTCTGATTTGGTTAATCATTGTTTAACCTTAAATAAGGGTGTGCGGAAAGCCGGTAGCACCTTAATCCCTACGGCTGAATTACCTGATGGTGTTTTGGGTGAAACGGTTTGCTCCAGTTACATGATCGCCTTGGCCAATTATGTAAAAGATAACGCCGGTGGCACCTTGCCCCGTTTAGTGAGTGCTATATCTGGTGTGGGTGGGGTGCCTTATGCAAGCCTGAAAAAAGGCACTGCGGTTTATTCGGAGGCGCTTGCCCGCACGCAGGAAATCGCCAATGCGGCCAGTGCTAACGGCTGGGGGCACGTTGTAAATCAAATAAGAATTATTCATGGCGAAAGCCAGGGGACCACTACCGAGCTGGAATACTCAGGTTTTATTCGTGAATGGGTGTCTGATTACCAGGTGGATTTGGTAGCGATAACCGGCCAGCGCCGTAACCCGGTAGGAATTGTCTGCCAGGTAAATACTCAGAACACCGCGAATCTTGAAGTGCCTTTGGGGCAGCTTAAAGCCCATAACGATCATGCTGATATTATTTTGATTGGCCCTAAGTATCAGCACGCCTATTTTGATAGTGCTCACATGTTGGCCGTGGGTTATGTGAAAACGGGAGAATTGGAAGCGCGGGCAATGCGGTTTTGGCAGGCGCAAAAAAAATGGCAGCCACTTAAACCCGTGGCAATTTCTGCCAGTGCCAATCAGGTCACCATTGATTTTAATAATACGGTGGCAGGCACGGATGCTACGGCGGGGCCGGTGGGTGACTTGGCATTGGATACCACCTTGCTGACCAATCCCGGCAACTATGGCTTTGTTTGCTCGGATGCTGGTGTGTCTATTACCAATGTGGAAGTGGGCGCCAATAAAACCAGCGTTGTGATTACTTTTGATAATTCACCTGCCTTGGGTTCCAGCATTAGCTATGCGCTGCAAACCAATTTGGCGCAACCTGATGGCGGCCCGCGCGGTAATTTGCGTGATAACGATAACCGTGATCAATCCAGATTTGATGCCACGCCCTTGTATAACTGGTGCGTGGCGTTTCGCATGATTTTCAACTAATTAAAATGGACATAATTTTATGAATAATTATCGACAATTAATCCAGTTAGACGGCACAGTGACGAATGAAAATTTGGCCACGCTGGATGTGAATAGCGATGAAATTGCCGTGGCTAATATTGCCAGTAATGTTTACTGGCCCGCCTTGGCGGTGTGGGGGGTTAATGGACCTAGTACGGGTTTTAAGGACAGGTTGACGGCTGATGAGCGCATGGCTGATGGTTATGTCGGTGTAGCCGATCGTTTTTTCACTACGGTAGATAGTAAGCCAGGGTATAGCATTCAGAATTTTAGCATGGTGTTGCAGGAGCCAAATTTTGATTGTTCTGGCTCGTTTACCGTTGGTTTGTTGGTGGGGCGTGAGTGTGCTATTGGCAGTATTACGGCTGGTGGTGGCGTTTGGTTTTTAGGTAGTAATACGGGGCGGCTGCGTTTTGAGGTGGGCACGGGTAGTTCGGGTAAGTCGGGTGATTACAGTGACTATGCAGGGCCGGAGCTTACTGATACGGCCATGACAGCTGTGGTGTTTATTGTTGACCGGGAAAATAATACTGTCACGTTGCGGGTGGATGGCAGTTATGAGCTATCGGTGGCCCTGGATGATTCGGTGACCCTGTCGAGTGAGTTGCAAATTGGTGCGCTGAATGGTGGCACGCCGCAAGTTCGCACGGGGCATTATCGTGCGCCAGTGGCGTTTAATGCAGCGTTGGCGGGTGTTGAGTTGGCGGCGCTGGAAAGCTTCTTGTTGAGTGAAAAAGGGGTCTAGTGATGAGCAAGGTTCTTGAAACCGTTCACGCCAGCGCGCCCTCTTCTGAATTAAAGCATCACCTGCTAGAACTCATTAACCCCAGTTTTCCCGGCGGTGTATACCGCTGGGTACAGGGCTTTAATGACGAAACCTTTACCCTTGAGGATGGCCAGGTGGTCATCTTTGAGGGCAGGCCCTATGGTGTATCTTTGCCAGAGCGATCGCTGCGTGGTAACCAAGACATCCAATTCCAATTAGATAACGTAACCGGTGAAGCGCTGCGTGCCATACGTGATGTGATTGATAGTGGCGAAAAAATCAAAGTGATTTACCGGTGCTATCTGGAATCTAATCACCTGGTACCTGCGCAGCCCAAAATTGAGATGACCGCCACGGGCGTAAGTGCCGATTACAATACCGTGAATGTAATGGCCGATTTTCATGATTTTGTAAACCGCGCTTGGCCGCTTGAAAAATACACACCTACCTTGGCCCCTGGCCTTAAGTACTTCTAAAGCCCTATGAATATTGATCGCTACTTTACTGTGCCATACGTGGATGGCGGCAGGGATATTGCCGTGGGTTTGGATTGCTGGGGCCTAGTGCGCCATGTACTGCACCATGAATTTAACCTGCCGTTACTTGAAAGGTTTGGTTGTGTTGATCGCCATGACAGCGATGCCGACATACATCGCTGTTTTGATGATTCACAAGCCAGTTTTAAACCCTGCCAACCCAAAGCCGGTGCACTGGCATGCTGCTTTTTAAAATGTGGTGATGATCTTATTTTTCATCATGTGGGTGTGTGCCTGAATGCGTGTGATGTATTGCAAACCGCCAGTAGCCACGGTGTGAAAACCACCTCGGTTCGGGCCTTTAAACGCTTGGCCCCGGTGGTTAAGTTTTATGAATTTATTTCTTAAAAAGATGGGTTAAAAATGAGTGTAGAGATTCGAGTTTATCCCAACAAGTTAGTTACAACAGAATACGAGGCCCTTGGCTGCGAAGCTGGCCTGACTATTGAGCAATGGCTAATAAATACCGTGCCGGGTTATGAGTGTTTGGATGTGCCGCTTTACAGTGTGTGCCTGAATGGCTTGGATGTGCCTGCCGATTTATGGGCCAAAACCGTGTTAACCCATGGCGCCCTTTTGGAATTTTTTGTGGAGCCCAAAGAGGTGGTAACCATCGCCATGGTGGTGATTGCCGTTGTGAGTGCTGCCGCTGCCATTTATTACGCTAATAAAATTCCCGATAACTACAATTCCACCACCCCAAATGGCTCGCCCATATACGATGCCAATGCACAGGGCAATAAGGTTAGGTTGATGGGTACCGTGCCCGAGCATCTTGGCAAGCACTTGAATTACCCGGACGTATTAAATAGGCCGCGCCAGCATTATCAGAATGATGAGAGCTGGAAGTATTTTTTGTTGTGCGTGGGTAAGGGTGAGTACCAAATAAGCGCTGCTGATATTGTGATTGGCAATACTTCAATTGATAACTATGCGGGTGATATTGAGCATCAGGTATTTGGCCCAGGTGTTGATGTGTCGGGCCATGAGGCGCACCGCAATTTTTACGAGGCCCCCGAGGTGGATAATGGCGGCTTATTGATAGATGCCCCATCGTATCGGTTTGTGGCCGAAGAGGGCTCGTATCGCTACATTGAAACCAAACTTCAAGCGGGGGGCGTTGATACCCCTGGGCTGCTGAAATTTTATGACGGCACCGGCAATATTTATAACATTGGGTGGCCCGTTGGCAGCCAAATACAATTAAACGGATTGGGTGCCGATACCGAAATTTTTGAAGGTGTGGTGGATTTAATCGACATGGGCGGCGCTAATGCCGACCAAGTCGTGGCCGATTTTGGTTTAAGTGTGGCCAGTGTAGGTGACAAAATTCAGCTAGTGGGTGTGGCTGCAAACAATGGCACGTACTTGGTTAAAAGCGTTACAGATACCGTTATGGAATTAACCGACCTGGATGGCAATGACGTAACCTGGTTGGTGCCTGCCACTCGCGTATTGATTCGTTTGCTGCGTGATGATCCTTTGCTGGGTTTATACCAAATAGAAGACACCTATGGAGGCGGCAACAACATTGCCGTATCAAAGGTGGGTGAACCTGATTGGGCCGGATTTCCCGGTGCCTATCGTTATTACGATATTACCGCCGAGTTAATAGATGGCACCATTAACCCGGTGGCCATTGGCGCATTTACGGCCACCCCGGTGGGAGAATCCACCACTTTAATAGAGCTTGATTTTAATTTTGATGGATTAGGCCGTTTAAATGATAACGGCAGTGTGAGCAATCATAGTGTCGATATTGAGATTGCCTGGCGCGAAACCGGCACCACGGCGTGGACTAAAGTATCCCATACATTCAGTGAAGCCACTCGTGACCAGTTTGGCCGCACCATAGAGATTAACCTGCCCAGTAAAATGGCGGTTGAGGTGCAGGTGGAGCGAGTGAGCCACCAAGAAGATAACATCCGGTTAAGTGAAAAAATCACCTGGACGGGGTTGCGGGCCGAACTGGATACCGTGACCAGTTACCCAGGCTGGACCACATTGGCGTTAAAGATTAAGGGCAGTAATGCGCTTTCCTCTAGCTCTGAAAATAAAATTAATGTGGTCGCCACCCGCAAGCTTTTGACGTTTGATGAAAATGGCGACTTTACCCAGTTTCAGGCCACCACGGATATTGCCCCTGCGTTTTATCATATGTGCTTGTCGGCAGGGTATACGGCTGACCAGATAGATTTGGTTGAGCTGTACCGCCTTCATCAAACATGGGCTGCCCGGGGGGATGAGTTTAATGCCATTTTTGATAATGAGATTACGATCTGGGAGGCGTTAAGGCGCGTGTTGGCCGTGGGATTTGCCAAGCCTACTTTGGATTTTGGGCAGATAATTCCCGTGCGTGATGAGCCTCGCGAATACCTTAATTACATGTATCAAGCCGATAACATGGTTAAAGGTTCATGGAAGATGAACGCGACTCTAATCGATGAAGCGGAAAAAGACGGTGTTGAAGTGGAGTATTTTTCGCTTGAGTCCCGTAAACCTGAAACCATCTTGTGCTTGTTGCCTGGTGAAGCGGGTTTAAATCCTGAGCAGTATCGTGCTTTCGGCATTACCAGCAAGGATAAGGCGTACCAAGCTGGCATGCGCCGAGGAAGTGAGCGCCGTTATCGCCGGGTGCAGCATACCTGGACCACCGAAATGGACGGGCTGAACAGTAACTACCTGAGCTTTGACGCGCTGGGTATTGATATACCGGGCTTTAGTCAAACCGGGCGGGTTGAGGCAATAGCCGGGCGCACCATTACGGTTAATGCCGATTTAGAGTGGGCGGCGGGCACCAATTATATTGGTATTCGTAAGGCAGATGGCACGTTGTCTGGTCCCTATACGTGTACCCAGGGTGCTGATGTGTCCACGGTTGTCATCGATGCTGACCTTGATTTTGCCCCTGTAATTAACGGCACACAAGAGCCCCCGTTATTTATGTTTGGTGCCGATTCTCAGTGGTGTGAGCGGGTACTTGTTACGGATATTAAACCCCAGGGCACCGACAAAGTTCGCCTGACCGCCATTAATTATGATGAGCGGGTGTTTGCTTATGATAATGCACTGGCCCCGGTAGAGGTTTAAGTATGAATTCCATCGCTTGGTTCCTCTCATTGCCTGAAGCCAGTAGAAGGCTTTGGGCGGTAGTGTGCCTGGTGGTGGGTATTTTGTTTTCTGTGCTGGCCATGTTTTGCATTCTAGTGTTTAAGGCACTTGGCTTGATTGCGCTGGTGGTGATTGGTGCGCCCTTGGCGGTGATGGGTAGCCCATACTGGTTTGGCCAGTGGATTATTTACGATCGGCTTTGGAATTATCTTCTGGGTGGTGACTTTGAGGAGACAGTATCGAGCCGGCTGGGTAAGTGGCATTACTTTGATCACCCACCGGTGTTTACGGGTCAGCTGTTTTTCTTAAATCAGTTGGTATCGCTGTGGCTTGATCAGGTTGATAAGGACCACATTAAAACCTCGATTATGCCTCATGTGGGCGTGCCGGTACCTGCCTTTAAAATGGCCCGCTTGAATATAATCGCCGACTCGCTTTATACATTAGGCCTTAAAATATGATGATATCCTTGCGCCCAGTTATATTTTAATTAGGATGGGGCCTTTATTGTCAAAGGAGTGAGTTATGAAGGCCCTGTTATTGTCTGTGATCGCGTTTATTGTGGTTGGTTGTTCGAGTCTGGACTATACGAAAGTGTCGCCTGAGAAAAGCGATGTGGCCCGTGTGGTGGATGTGCCGGGCATTGATAAGGCTGTCCTTTATGATCGTGCATCGATGTGGGTGGCCTCGACTTTTGTATCGGCGCAGGATGTTGTGCAAAACAAGAACAAAGAGGCTGGCCGCATTATGGGCCGTGGTATTGTGACTATTTATATTGCTGGTGGCCTGACCCAGGTGCCGTTTAATTATCGCTATGCCATTCGTATTGATGTTAAAGACAATAAGGCGCGCATTCAGTTTAACGATTATCGCCATGTGCAGTACCAGACACAGCCAGAATATGCGTATTTGTCCGCCCCGATCATTGCAAAAATGAATGCCTTGGCGGCTGATTTTGAGCTGAGTATGAAGGCCGAGAAGGAAGCTACTGCGGATGCAGATTGGTAGATGGATGAAGTTGTAGTAAACTAAATTTTAACCGGTCATCTCCGATCGTGTTTTGCGTAAAAAGCCCGCTGCAGAAATGCAGCGGGCTTTTTTTGTGGGCGCTATTTACTGTTTGTTGTATGAGCCGCGGAAGGCGGGCTCATCGTTTAACTTGAACTCTCCTTCGCCATTTCCGTATTTAATGAATAGATCCTGCAGAGCTTCTACTATGAGGCGGTTGGCGGCGCGTGTTGAGCCGGTGCCTTTGGTATCGATGCAGCTGGTTAGTTCATTAAGGTCGCGCTTTACTTTGCCGGGCAGCTTAGTCTCCAAGCGAGCCATTACGTCCTCGGCGAAATAACGCTCAATAGAGCCAGATACGGCGAGTTCATCGGACATTATCTTTTTAAGGTCAGGGCGGTCGCGGTTGCCCCTTTTTGAGTTAATTTCCACGGATACCCTCCGAAATTTCAATGAGTTCTTTGGCCAGCATTTTTATCTCATGTCGTGCTTGGTCCTCTTCTGGTAGGTCCATCACAGAGCCACCGCCCACAAATGCGCGCTGGTATGGTAGGCGCTGCGTGGTGCGTGATTTAAGGCTTGGGAAGCCATAGCCCTTGGTTAGGTTGTCTGAGAATGTTCGGCTCTCGATTGAGTTTTTTAGCACCATCACCGGCAGGAAGCAGGCGTAAGGTTCTTCTTTGCCGCGCATCTCATGAATCTGCTGTACAAAATCCACCGTACTATCGGTGGACCATGCATCGGCCTGTGATGGCTGCAGCGGCATTACAAAGATATCAGCGGCCTTGATGGCTGCGATCGTTAAGTCGGTGGCCTGTGGCGCGCCATCGATGATTATGAAGTCAGCGGATGACTTGATACTGCCCAGTTCACTTTGTACGTTTTTGCCCATGCTAGAAACGCGAAAGGTGCAGTCGTCTGGCCTGTGTTCAGCCCTCGCTTCTGCCCAGTCAATTGCTGTGCCCTGTGGGTCCAGGTTTATCAGTTCAACCCTGTGGCCCATGCTGTTAAGCATGCAGGTTAGGTTGATGGAAACGGTTGTCTTGCCAACGCCGCCCTTCTGGTTAGCGATAGCTATTACGGTTGCAGTCATTCGGTACCCCCTCATATATGTGTTTTGCCCCTATATAACAGCACATAACCGTATATACGTAAATACGTAAATCAAAACTTTTATATAAAAATATTTTCCTGCCGCTTTGATGATGGCTAAGTCATTGAATTTAAAGGCTTTGCGGCGTGGTGCCTTGTAACCGGAAAAGGGCCTGCCGCTTGTTGCTGGGTGATATGCATGGCGGGTACTGGCTTTTTTGGTGGCTTGCCCTTGGTTTTTCTCTGGTCATGAAAGTATATGAGTGCTGGTGGCGGCCTTGCCTGTGTCGGTGAATGTTTAAGCCCTATGTGTAAAAGCTAAAATAATATATATGTATATTTTGGCCCTATATTTGACTAGGCACATCCATACATAGGGCACGAATATACATATAGGATAGGGCTAAAACATACATGCACAT